ATTTCTTTTATTATACTTTCAGCTTTTATTTTTTCTTCTTTAGAAGTAAATAATTTATCCAGGCCACCTAATAAATCTTTAAGTACGCTACCTCCGAACCAATCAAATATTTTTTTCATAATTATTTTTTTAAACCCTTATGTCTAAGCAATTCCTTTCCTAAGATAACTTGGGCCAAACCCAACTTTTTTAGCAGACCTATATTCTTCTCTCTCTAAAACTCTTTTAGATCGTCTTTTTAATCTCTTAGATCGGTCTAATAAACGACTTTCTTTTTTCATTCTACCCTCATCTAAAGCAACATTAGCTTTATGGAGAACTGAGTTTGATCTGACCATCATTCTTTCAGATCTTGGAAGTTTTTTTTTCTTTTTCATAATTTATTTTTTAGATTTTTTGCCTACACATTTCCATCTCTTACGAGATAAATTATTAGGAGTGTTAGGATCGTTTTGTTTTTTCTTAGACAGTCTTCTTTTTATTCCAAAACTTCTGGCACAATAACTATCCCCTTTGGTAGTACCAGGTTTTACCCTTGGGCCACCACCAGAAGCCTGACCTGCTTGACCATAACTCACTCTCTTTCCAGAAGCTGTTACTTTAACTTTTGCTTTTCCAGCTCTTGGTTTTGCCATTATTTCTTTTTAGGAGTATGATTATATCCTTTTTTCTTTAAAGCTAAATGATCTTTCATTGTTTTAGCTACTTTTTTAATACCTGTTTTACTATACATATTATGTATCTTAAATGCTTTTGCCATAATTTATTTTTTTACACAGTTATTGACGCGCTTAACTTTTCCGCTTTTTGTCATTTTACCACTTGGAGATTTTTTAGTTCCTTTAGCAACATAACCTTTCCAACATTTTTGTTTATAAGCCATAATTATATATTTTTATATTCACTTGTTGCGTCAAAACTTGGACACTCTTTACTTGAAAAATCCCTATGCCCATGTATAACAGCATTAGGATGAAACTTTTTTAATAATCTAAGAAGCTCCAGTAGTGATGCTATTTGATTAGGTGTCCTGGTGTCTTCTGCGCACTCCATATCCTTATCCATTCCACCAATGTAACATATACCAATGCTATCTTGATTGTGTCCCTTACAATGCGCCCCAGACACTTCTATAGGTCTTCCATATTCCATAGCACCATCAAGTCTTACTATGTAATGATATCCAATATCACTCCACTTATTTCCTTTAACGTGCCAGTCCCTTATATCTTCCGCACTAAAATCTTTGTGAGGAGGAGTTGCAGAACAATGAATTATTATCTTATCTATATTTCTCATCTATATTTATTTTAAAAAAAAAGACGCAGATGTTCTGCGTCTTTTAATTTTTCAATTAAGATTAAGAACATTTTATTTCTTTTTTCTATCTCTTCTATCTTTATCTAAAAGATACCATTTTTGGGCGGTATATCCTACACTGATAATTAAAAGAAGAATCTTTAATGCCATGTCAATGTGTGAAAAAGATAAGGCCAACGATGTTACGTTTAATGCGTATAATTTTATATCTGACATGTTGAATTCCATATTACCATATTGCTACACAAGCATTCCTTGCTTCAGCAGTTGTTGAGGTTAATAATAGCTGAGTGATCTGTATTGGTAAATAACTTCCAACTGGAAATTTTTCAAATGTAATAATATTTCCTGCTGTTGTTTTTACACGTATATCTACATAACTTCCAGCAGCTGTCATTGGAGATAAAGAACTACCAACGTATAATAAACATCCTTCTGCCGAATTAATTCTTGAAGAACCACCAGGGCCTCCTAAATATATTTCATAGTCATCATTGAAAGTTGCACTTCCACCAAATAAATCAACTGAAAGAGTTAAATCTACTTCACTGTTTACAGCGGTAACTACAGCTGTAGTATTAGCAGTGTCATTCCAAACTATATCTCCTACATTTACACCTTTGGTTATAAATGTTTCTCCAGATACAATTAAATGATTTGCTTTAACAATGGCATAAGTTTCATTTCCATTAGGAAATATATCTGCTGCTAAAGTTATTACTTGTCCTGTAATGGGTGCTATCGCAGCTGTTCCAGCTCCTGCAACTATTGAAATAACTAAATCTCCTACCACTACTGGTAGTGGAGGTGTTGCAGCTAAAAAGTTTGCTGTTGAATCTTCTAATGCAAATGCAGTATCTACATCTGCTGTTCCGCTTGCAATTCCTGTAGATGTACCTGAAATTACTGGTGAGTCTGGTGTAGGTATTGGTGTTACGTCACTGGCTATTATTTCTCTTGCCAGTCCTGTGTTTACTGTAATTTTTGGGTATGCCATTTTATTTTTTTTGAGGGTTAAAAATCTCGTTTTTATTTATTAGAATAAGTTAGTAGTGATTAATAGCGGTGAGTTGCTATTCCATGAGTTTGTTATCTCTGCGTTGTTAATCACTACTAACTTCTTCTATTTGTAAGGAAAAATTCGGTTAAGAGAATCCTTACGCTTGTCGCAACCACAATCACCGTTTGTAACTGTGTCTACTATTTGTTTTATTCCAGTCGCTTTTGTAAATTTCTCTACCGTATCTCCAAATCCTTTTGATCTTTCAATTTTCTGTACTTTAGTAAAAACATTTTTCATTTTTTACAAACACAAATTTGATTAGGACAACTATCTACTTTTATAATTAATTTTGCAACAATAGAATTATAGAAACAAGCAAACTTGCACCATATCTTTGTTACCCAATAACCTAATTTTATTAATAGTTTCCCCATTTTACTTTCTTAAAGGATTATACTTAGGATAAACATTAACATATTGAACTGTATCTTTTAGAACAATTTCAACTGGTTTTGTTTTATCTACTACTTCTTTTTTAATAATTTTCTTTTTAGTCATTTGATTAAAATTTAATTATTTATTTCTTAGATTTACCTTTTACTTTTTTAAGTTTAGGGTTTTTCTTTTTAGCTTTAGCGCTTGCGTTTCTTGATGCAGAAGCTAAGATAGCTCCAGCCGCTTTTTTAGAGTAACCTCCTTTTTTTGCAATCTTTGCTGCTACTTTTTTAAAGCTCATAATATTATTTTAAATGATCGTGCTTAACTATTTTAGCTGCGTGTCTGTAAGACATAGATTTGTCAGCACCATAAGCGTGACCATACATTTTTTTAGACATGGACTTAGACTCATCTCTACGATCTTTCATAGATTGAGATTTCTTTCCGTTTCTTTCACCTAATGATTCATTAAGTCTTGAGTTAAATCCTTGTTTCATGATAATATATTTAAAAATTAATAAAATTTAATATTACAAATATACAAATATTTATAAATATTTTTTTAGTTAATAGCATTTCGGTCTAATCCTTTTCTTCTACTACGTCTTCTTGCTTTAGCTCTTTCTTTAGAAGCTTTCTTATCAGCTTTATTTCTATCTGATAATTCTCTTTTAGTTAAAACTTTAGGCTTGGTTTTAGTTTTAGTTACAACTTTAGGTTTAGGTGTAGCTATAACTTTAGGTTTAGTTTTAGTTATACCTTTTGGTTTAAGTGTAGTTTTAACTTTAACTTTAGGCTTAGTTTTTTTAACTTCCTTTTTAGTGTCTTTGACTTTAATTGATTTTTTAACAATAGTATTTGCTAATTCTTTTTTATTTACTTTAATAGTAGATGTATAGACTTTAGTTTTTTTATTTTGAGTAACTTTTTTGTCCTCATTAGCTGAACCTTTTGTATTATACGTTAATTTACGAGTGGTATTTGGTTTTTGCTTTTTAATTTTTTGTTCTTTTAATGCCAATGCTTCAGCAGCTTTTGCCTTTCTCATACGAAGCTTTAAGTCATTTCCTTTTTGGTTATTACTCTTGCTTACTAAAATGGTATCTTTTTTTGCATTAAAATTTTCATACCTCTTTTTTAAAGCTTCGTATTTTCTGCATTTTGCTAATGCATCACCTGTTTTTCCTGCGCAGCTCATTAATATTTTTTCTTAGTTTTTACTTTTTTACCTGTAGCTTTTGCCATTTTTTTAGCTGCTGCTTTCCCTTTTGCTGTGTAAGCGAATGTTTTCTTTCCTACTTTTGGCATAATTTCTAAGTTTAATTAATTGTTTATATATTTACAAATATAAAGAATTTAATCTAATGAAATTTAACGGAGTATATCCAAGAAAAAATACTACACGAATATTACCTGATAATGATTTTCTAAAATACTGGAGGGTTATAAGATACTGGGTAAAGGCTAAATACGGATTAGGCACACCTGATTTAGAAATGTTGTTGTTTTTGTATAGCGAACAAATATTTAATAAAAGCCAATTCAAAGAGTACGAACAAATAATGTCCTGGGATCTAAATCGTTTTAATAAATTATTAAAAGAAGAATGGATTCATGTCTGGAGAAAAAGACAGGGAAATGAAACAACTCTATACGAATTAACTTATAAGTCTAAAAGAATAATCAATACTATTTATAAAAAAATTAACGGAGAAGAAATTGCAGAAACTGCAACAGCTAATCCGTTATTTAGAAATGATGCATCATACATGGATAAAGTTTATCGCAATATGATTAAAGAAATGAATAAAGAAATTAAAGAACTATAACTACATCTCGTTCCTGAATAATAGTATAAGGCTCTTCATTAATTAACATAGTAAATCCAGAGTTTTTGTCATAGTATATTAAATCTTTTGGTTTAACTACACTTACATCTGTTCCTGGTTTAACTACAGAACCTTTTCGATATCTAAATTCATCAACATCTGTTGCTGACAATAATATTCCTGATGAGGTTTTAACTTCCTCTTCTATGGTTTTTATTACAATATATTTCCCTACTGGTTTCATATGTATGGTTTATTATTCTATCGCTCTTGCGTGAGTAATTATTGCATTGGTTGTTAAAATAGTCGTTGCTACACTAACTGCATTTTCAAATGCGGTCTTAGTTACTTTTAAAGGATCTATAACACCCATCTTAAAAAAGTCTCCATACTTTTCAGTCTTTACGTTGTAGTCCTCATTGATTTTTATAGTCTTCTGAGGATAGATGTCTCCATATTTTTTACCAGCATTCTCTAAAATCTGCATACATGGTGCTTCAATAGCATCTGATAAAATTAGAAATGCTGTTTTTTCATCATCGTTTACTTTAGTCAAGAATACTTCGTGTATTTTTTTCTGACAATTCATAAGCGCCATTCCTCCACCTTTTACAATACCCTCTTCCAAAGCACTACGAACAGCACAAACAGCATCTTCTACCCTGTCATATTTTTCTTTTTGCTCTATATCAGAATTACCTCCAACATAAATAGCACCTATAGATCCAGATAAACTTGCAATACGCTCGTTTATAAATTCTCTGTCCGAAACAATCTCTGTATTTTCTTGTTGTTCTTTTAAATCAGAGATTCGATTTTTTATTTCTTCAGTCATTTGATTATTTTTAATAATAACCGTTTGACTTTTACCAGATATAATCTTATCAGCATGACCAAGGTCAGACATTTCCAAAAGACTTAAATCATCTCCAGTCTTTTCTGAAAAGTATTTAGCCCCTACCGACAACGCAATGTCTTGCATAAGTTCGTGCTGCTTATAACCAAATTGAGGTGGCATAATATTACACAACTTTAAGCCATTTCGCACTACGTTGGCCGCCAGAGTATTCACAACATTGACTGAGCATGGTCCAATGATGAGAAGTTTTTTGTTTAGCTGTATGATTGGTTTTAATACATTTTCTATTTGAAGTATATTACTTATCTCCTGGTCACAAACTAAAACTAAAGTATCTTCTAAAACACTCTCATCGTTTTTCTGGTTTGTAATAAATAAATTGGAAGTATATCCACGATCAATTTTTATTCCGTTAGTCACTGTAGCATATGTCTCATGGTTTTGAGAACGCTCTACAGTTACAATACCGTTATTTCCAACCTTGTTATAAGCGTCAGAAATTATTTTCCCTAAAGTCTTATCGTTGTTTGCTGAAATAGTAGCAACATCTAATAGCCTTGCTTTAGTAATTTTACGTGAATTCTTTTTTAGTTCTTTTAAAACAATTTTGCTGAAAACATTTATTGCTTTTACAACCTCAGTAATATTATTTTCTTTTGTTAAATTACTTTCTCCAGCTTTTATAATAGCCTCAGTTAATACAATTGCAGTAGTCGTTCCATCCCCAGCAGAGTTTGCTGTTCTACGTGCAGCATCTTTTAACATCTGCACCGCAAGATTCTCTATAGGGTTTTCTAAAAAAATAGAATTAGCTACAGTCACACCATCCTTAGTAATAGTCATCCCACCAATATGTTCAGGGGATTCTATAAGAACCGTTTTTCCGCGTGGGCCTAACGTGCTTTTTACTGCTTTAGAAATTTTTGTAATTCCTTGAATTAATTTGTCACGACCAGGTTGATCAAACTCAAGGTTCTTTGGAATATAATTGCTCATTGTATTAAATTTAATTTAAGCAAATATACTAAAATATATTTAAACATTAAACATAAATAAGATGTGTCGAATGTCAGGCAAAGTTCTTCATTTACTCTTTATATATATTTACTACTCTTCTTCTTTTTTTATTTATTATTATTCTATTTATTATCGACATTATCGACATTTAAAGAATATAGTATTAAGAGTCAGTTAGTTAATGAAAAAAAATTGACACAATAACTGTCATAAAAATGTCGGTTATCTACATGTAAAGATAAAAAAAAAGAGAAATACATGATTCCCCTTTTTTAAAACTAATGATAAAACGAAAATATTTTAAAAATTTAACCCTTTAAAGTTTTTTCTGCCTTCTGCTAACTGAATTCCTTCAGCAATCTGATTAATCTTACGATCATTCTTTACCGACCTCTTAATAGAAGCTGCCTTTGCAATCCCAGACATGCCATCAGGACGGTCATTAATTAATCTACCACCCTCAACATACAATCCGTTTATAAAATCCCTCTTGTCCATAATATATTTTTTAAAAGTTACCGTACAAATATAGTGAAAATTTTTTTTCGGTTTACACATCTATAGGTTTAGGGCTATAGTAGCTTATACACGCGCACTTGGCTTAAAGAAAGTCAAAAATTCTACAGCTAAACAGACTTTTTCAGACTTTTTTGTGGGATTGTTTCAGAAAACCCTCCTATCAGCGCCAGTGCTGTCCAGTCAGCCCAGTACCAGTACCAGTATCTGTGCTGTATTGCTGGTCATTACATGCATCTCGCCCAGTAAAGACTAAGCTGCTGCTGCTGTGCTGCGACAAGCACAAAAGAAAGGAGAAGGAGAGAGCCTTCCCTTAACACCAGCACGATGGCTGTATGTCCCAAACAAAACATAGTCAACATCTTTTAAGTAGCTGGTAAGTATTACGCTTATAACAGGATTATATCTTTTGTATAAAGTAGTGAGGGCAGTGTATCAGCTAATAGACAATCTTTATTGACATTTTATTGACAAGTTATAGTAGTATTAGGATATAAAAGCTTATATTTGTCGAGAGGAAATCCTCATGTTCATTGACATTCTGACCTAAACTACTGAGAATCAAGCAGTTACAACACGTTATCTAAAGTGTTACTTTAACTATGCCTTCTGCATACTGCTGATAATCAATCATTTAACGATTCCGTTAAGATTATCTCTCTATCCATATCTATCAAGCGAAGTAGTTAGCACTAAGGTGTTCATAGGGATTACATAAAAGTAGAAATGATTTCAAGGATAAAAAATTGGCTATTCCTTAACTGAGAATTCTGTGATATATCTAACCATATCTTAACCATCTGTCGATGGAGTTAACGTGCGAGTCTTGAGAGTGAAATCTACACCAAATTATCGGTATTATCCTATGAGGATATCATACTAAAAATGTAGGAGCAAAACCTATGCCGATGACTAACTTTAAATTCAATTACAATGAGAAAAACAAGAGCTTTAAAAAACACAGCTGCAAGAGGTGGTAAGATGTTAAAAATGGATGACAATGTGTATGCAATGAGAAGAAAAGTGATGGACGAACTTTACAACATAAAGCGAAGAGGTTATCGTATACCACGTATTGAGGTTAGGATAGTAAGTGAAAATACAGATGCGTGTGCCTATGCATATCTTGGTAAAAACATTATACACTTCAACAAGAAATATATTAATGTAAATCGATTTACTCAAGTAGTATTGCACGAGATAGTACACGCTACATTTGGGATAGGCGAGGTTGTAGGATGTAGATTAATGCATTGCACTGAGTTTTGGAAGAACGACTGTAGTGAGTCGGAAGCGTGGGAACTATTTGATAGGTATTATGGCAAACATCATTTAGACCTAATTAAGAATAGTTAACTGATGAGTCCATATAGGACGAAACGCTGTGAAGCGTCTTAACTTTAAATTCAACTACAATGAGTAAACCAAAATCAGTAATCAAGTATGTGCGCATCGATTGTGCATTAATCAAGACAGCACAGAAGCTGTACGAATTAGACCAAGTAAAAAAGAATGTAATAGCACTAAGCTATTTCGTAACATCTAATCCAATTTAATCATGATAGCATTAAACAAGAAACATCAAGCAAAAGTGAACAAGGCAATTTACTGGTTAACACAACACAATGAGGCTGACAGACAACGTAACATTTCTGATAGTGCTGGTAATGAAAAGAACTATAATGCTTGGGACAAGAAGTGTCAAAAGACCTTCGACAGATACTTAGATTATACCAGTGAGCTACCAGCAAGAGAGGTAAAACAAATCGAGAAATCAGAATTATATTAAATCAAATGACTATGGAAATTACATGGAAATTACACAGAATCAGATTCGAGAAATGGATTGAATCTGATAACGTGATTAAGACAGAAACAGATGCTACCAGTTACTGGTCATCTCAAGATGCAATGTATCGAAACAGAATGCATACAATAGAAGAGGCATGGCAGTATTATCAAAAAGAATTTATAATCAATTAAAAACAATAATTATGGAAATTAACTGGAAAGATGGAACAACTACAAAATCAGTAAATGGTAAAGTTGTTACTCAACAAACAAGTACTTATAAAGTATTTGTAAATGGCAAATTGTTTAACACTACGAACGTGTATGATTATGCCATGAATAGAGCATTAGGGATTGCAATGTTTTTAGATTTAGATTTTGTAAATGCTAAGAGCAAATCAATAATTGACAAATGGATTGGCAAAAAAGGAATGATAATAATAACAAAACAATAAGAATTATGGATGGATTTAGAGCCACAGAAATGTGTGAAAGAACACAACAATTACAAGACTTAATACCAAACAATATACTTGAGCATTATGCCGACCAGCAGAGGTTAAACAAGACTGGTGTTTGTGCAGTATTTATAATGTACAATAAAGAATGGGCTGGTAGATTATTCAATGAGGAATCACAATTCTCGCATGAAGATATCCTTCACGATTTCATTGGATTGATTTATGAAGATGAACATTTTGTACCAAGAATATAACCCAGTTAACTGATGATTCGGTAACGATGAAACGCTGTGAAGCGTATTAACTTAATTTAAAATTAAACTACAATTATGAGCAATTCAAACAAAGCACCAAGAACATGTATTATTACTGGAGAAGGAATGCATGAAGGATACCTTTTGCATACTGGAGAAACCATTAATAGAGAGTCAAGTCTATTACTATGGCTAAAGAAAAACCACAAAAATGAATACCTGAGAATAGGTGGTAAAGAGGGGTTTTATTCAGATGACTTTATCCTATCAGATGCGTACGAGCAAGAGCTGTACTTATGGACAGAATGGTATCAAGACATGGATGAAGAAGGAAACACACACAGCAGTGAAGGATGCACAATAACACACCAGTATGTATATCGTGAATCTGATGATAAAGATGCTACGCAGTTTCTAACTAAAGCAGAAATTATGGAACTTATTTACGAGCATAACAATATGTTTGAAACGGAATATAAAACCATTGAAGATTTTAATAAAGGAGAGCAAAAATCAAATGGAATCAGAAGCATAAAAAACGAGTTCTCTACAGCTCCTATCGAAAGTGGTGTGGAGCAGATAACTGAGTTCATGTATTTTGCTAACAATTTCCCTCACAACTGGATACAGCAAGTATGGTCAGATAACACCAGCATGTGTAATCACATCGCATCCAAATGGGCTAATTTAAACCAGCGTAATTCCTATGGAGGTACATTGAATTTCTTTAAGCTTTACATGGAGTTAGATGGAGGTAATCAAGCAAAGCTGTGTGAGTGGATAACTTTGAACTACAGCAGTAAATTATAGCACATGCTGTCCAGCTGGAATGGTTGTAAAGTAGGTTCGATTCCTGCTCCAGTATCTAAGGCAATTAAGCCTTTATTTTAATCAACTATATAATCATGTATCAAACATCAAAATTCAATCAAGTATGGGACGATGTAACTACCATCGCAACCGAAGAAGAAATGCGATTAGTCTGCAATATCAATGGCAGAAGCATAGAGTCATTAGAGTCTATTATTCATGTCCGAACCACCTACAGAACTTACGACCAATGGGTAGAAATGGAAGGATGTAAAGAATCAGAATCCAATGTGATTGCTGGAGTAGATTTCAGTGATAGTATTAATAAATTAAATCAATTATAATGGGAAAACTTACAGAAGAATTTAGATTATCAAAGATTGACACAGCAAAAAAATACCTTGAATCTCAAGGTTATTTTACAGCAAATTTATGGCACGTAGATGACGTTAAACAAAGCTACGATGTAAGTGATGAAGAAGCCTTATATGTCTTAGAAGAGGTCATGACTGGAGACAATATCAATCAAGATATATTTGAAAATATCGATATTATTGCTGATTTGGAAGGTCATAAACCACTGGGTAATAACAAGCAAAAACTAAACCAATTCCAATTATAATATGAAGAAATCATTTAAAGTATTTAGTAGAGTAATGGCAATATCATTTGCCATATTAATTTTAATTAATTTAATGTCATGTGGTAGCAATAGAGGTTGCTCCACAAGGGCTGGAAATTATAACACAGTAAATAGATAAATTATGACAACAGAAGATATTCAAAAAGTAAAAGACTATGCATCTCGATGCATCGAGACATTAGAAAAGGATAACTATGCAAAAGTAAGTAGTGGTTATTTGGGAGACAATAGTGGTGGAGTTTACGACAATGTAATTCAAGCACACGCAAATAAGATTGTATCTAAACTTGTATCACTTGGATACATCTACACAACTAATCATGGATATGGATGCTACGATTGGACATTCACTAAAGACTTTGAGATATGAAGATACAAGGAGTTTACGAGATTACAGAAGCGTTCGCATATGAGTTAGAAATCCATTACGATTACTACTGGGATGATGGAGATTATGAATCGCCTCCAGAGGATGAGTTAGAGGTTACTAAAGTGTTCTTAAATGGAGAGGATATTACAACTTTCTACTATGATTTTTTAGAGACACAGATATCAACTCAGCTGTATGAATATGTACAAGAAAATAAGAACGATTAAACAGATCCCTTAATAAGCCAAACCCACTTCCAAAACGGAGTGGGTTTTTGGTGGTAAAGGCAATTAAGCCAAAATAAAAATCAATTATAAGATGAGCTACAAGGAAACACAAAAAGACAGAGATTTTAACAAAATAACATCTCTAATGGGAGACTACATGGAATCTCAAAAAACAATCAAGACCATGAAATTGGACATGATAGATTTAAGAACTCAGATAAAAGAAATGCTGGGTTGGAGCGACAGAATTGGTAGTGATGAAATTTACGAGCTACAGCAATTCGTATTACGCATTAACAAATCATTAATAAAAATAAAATAAAACGATATGGGATACACTACAGATTTTAGAGGAAGATTTGAATTCAATAAACCTCTTACAGACGATATGCTTAAAGTATACAAAAAGTTTCACGACGAGAGACATGAGGATGGCTATCAACCAAATGGTAAACCATCTATATGGTTACAATGGGAAATAGTAAATGAATGGGGATACACCACATACAATAAAAGTTCTGATGAGAAACTATACCTCCAATGGGATGAGGGAGAGAAATTCTACAAGTTCGTGGAGTGGTTAGAATATCTAATTAAGTATGTGTTCAAGGTATGGGACGTAGAGATTAGTGGTAAGGTAGAGTGGCGAGGAGAAGAGTGGGAAGATACTGGTCAAATTATTGTGAAAGACAATGTGGTTGTAGTTGAATCAAGCTACTAATAATAACAATAGAATAGCATGGTGCTTGGGGAGTTCGATTCTCCCCTATTCACGACATAAGTCAAATAATTAAAATTAAATAAAATGGCAAACAATTGTTGGAATCACGTAGTGTTTAATGGAGATGCTACACAGCTTAAAAAATTAAAAAACAAGTTCAAGGAGTATGACAAAACAAACTACTTTACAGAGTTTGGAGACTTTGTTTTAGACAAGGGTAAGGTTGGAGATAGCCTTGAAGTTTTGGAGGAAAGACATGTGAATATAGAGCGTTATCAAATGTGTTACACCTATGGAACAAAATGGTGGGAATTTTGCTTAAAGAGTTACAATTATGATGATGCTGATGACTTTACGATTGCTGGAGATAGTGCTTGGAGTCCACCAATAAGCTTAGTTGAGCAGATTTGTATTTACTACAACCTGACTGCTAATATGGAGTATGATGAGTGTGGTTGCGATTTTGCTGGTATAGTTGAATTTAATGAAAAAGGAATTGTAGACCACAAAGAAATGACCTATCACGAGAGTAGATACGTGGATGATGTTGGCTCATGGATGGAAAATCTATATTACAATTTTGAAGAAGAAACCGATAGAGAGGAGTTAGAACATGCTATGAAAGAAGAGCATGATTACGCACACAAAATACATGTGGACGAATTTGTAAACATGGTGCTGGAAAGCAATTCATAGATGGGCAATAACAAGTATTTTTGGGTACGACATCATATCTTCTTGGGTACGTTGTCGTATCTTTTTTAAAAAACATAGCTTAGTTACTATGTATTTATAGTATCTTTACAAACCAAGTATAACTAAAGTTTAATAAAATCATGACAAAAAACTATATTGAATTAAGAGAGCTTTTCCTATCATTTAATCCTAACAAGGACAAGCAAGAATTGAAAACAGAAGAAATTGAGTACACAGAATTTACAGAGATTGAAGAGGATGAAGTCCCTTTAGGTATCTAACCAGTTTGAATTGTAGTTGATTTAAACAATCGCCTCCACAGAAATGTGGGGGTTTTTGTGGTACAAAACATAACGTAATGGCAATAGACAGACAACATTGGACAAGCACCAATACATTAGAAGAAGTAAAAGTTGATACACCCTCTTATTACGATGGAGACAACAACTACACTGCCATCGAGGTAGTGACAAATTTTAATCTAAATTACAATTTAGGAACTGCATGTACTTACATACTAAGAGCATATAGTAAACACGAGAATCCTAATGAAGATATTCAGAAAGCAATAGATCACTTGCAGTTTGAATTAATCAAACTAAAAACCAAATAAATGAAAAGAGATATATTTGATGTTTACGCTAAAGCAATAGCTAAGAAATTTCACATCACTTTAGATGAGATGTTTGAAAAGAACAGAAGAAGAGACATTGTAGATGCAAGACAGATGCTTTATTATCTGTGTATGGAAAGACCAATTAGAGTTTCATATATAAAGAGATTCATGGAAGAGAATGGTCACAAAGTGACGCATTCTAATATTATTTACAGCTATAAGAAAGCTAAAGAATTAATAGATGGAGATTCAGACTACAAGAATCTTATTACTGAAATTTTACACAATTAGTATGTACACGTTAAAAGAAATCTTACATCAGGCAATGAATCAAAATGAGCCAGTTTTTAGTGACCAGCCTATAGGATTTAATGTAATGAAGATGGGTGTTAAGATTCATAAATTCAGTGATGAAATTAGAATAATGAATACAACTAAAGGTGGGGATTACTACACTGAGTGTACTCAAATAGAGTATTCTTTTTTTAAAGAAAGTGGATGGAACGTGGGCTGTATAAAATTAGGAATATCAAATTGCTTACATAAGCTGGAGCTTATAGAAAATAAAATCAAGAATGAAGTTAATACTCGTAAAAACGACAAACACATTCAAAATCTAAAAAACAAAAGAGAACAAGCCTTGCATAAATACGCAGAGCTTCAGTTAAAGTTAAAATCAATTATTAATTAAAATCAAATCAAATGAGTACAGAGAAAAGTTATTTTGAAAAGCTGGTTGCGATAAACGTAAAAAGCAAAATTGAGAAAAAAGGTAATCTCGATTACCTATCATGGGCTAATGCATGGGCATACCTAAAATTAGAGCATTCAGATGCACAAAGAAATGTTTACGAATCTCCTGAGACTGGACTAAACTGGTTCACTGATGGTGTAACTGGTTATGTAAAGGTTGGTATTATAGTAAACAATATTGAGCATATTGATTATCTTCCAATTAAAGATTTCAGACAGAAATCAATTACTGTAGATAAAATCACATCCATGGATGTAAACACAGCAATCCAAAGAGCAACTGCAAAAGCTATTGCAATGCATGGACTTGGATTAAGCTTGTATGCTGGAGAGGATTTAGTAGAGACTACAAACGTGACTGCAACACCTCCTAAAGCAGAGAAAGTTAAAACTCTTATTACCTTAGATATTGGAGATACAAACTGGGTAAAGGTTCTTTCTTTTGTTGCTAAAAATAAATCTTTAGGTCTTGAGGAGATTGCTAAAAGATTAGAAACTAAGTACAACATGAAAGCTGTTGTAAAAAAGGAACTTGCTAAAGCTATAAAAAATGGATAAATCAGAGATCTTAAAACACCTTGAAGATGACTCTAAATACTATGGGGAGTTCGGTAAGCAGTACTTATCGAATTCCGACATAGGAAAGCTGTTAAAAAATCCAACGCAGTTTAGAGTTAATCAGGAGATGACCAAGCCAATGTTGGAAGGAAGATATTTTCACACTAAAATATTAGAGCCACAAAAAATAGACAATTTTATTGAGGTTGATGTTACATCAAGAAACTCTGTTAAGTACAAAGAAGCATTAGAGAACTCACTTGGGGAGATGTTGTTACTATCAAAAGAAAGGGAACACCTTGATTTTTTATGCACTAAGATGACCTCTAACATGGAGATGTTTGATTATATTTATGATGATGGAAATGAGTTTGAAGTTCCAGAGATACAAAAGATTATGTCTTTAGACTGGAAGGGTAAAGCTGATATTGTAAACCATAACAAGGGTTTGTTAGTGGACATAAAAACCAGTGGAGACATAGATAAATTTATGTATAGCGCCAAGACTTATAACTATGATAGTCAAGCCTATGTATACCAAAGACTCTTTGGTAAGCCATTAATTTTTTTAGTAATAGATAAGCGTACAGCAAGATTAGGTATTTTTGAATGTTCTGATTCTTTTTTAAGAGGAGGGCAAGAAAAAGTAGAACAAGCTGTTGAGGTTTATCAAAAATATTTTAGCAATGAAGCAACTGAAGATATACATTCGTACATTCATAAGCAAATATTATAAGCTACTGAAATTTACACCAAAAAAATCTGTTATGTGGATAGAAGTTCCAATGTCTTGTAACAGCGTAGAACATAAAAATAATATTATGTTATCTACATTAAACCACATGGAGCAAACAATTAAAATTAAATAAGATGAGTGATTCAATTGAGAAAATTTATGTAGGAAGTGGAAAATCAAAGTTTGAAGGAGACCAAGTAGCAATATCTGTGTGTTTATCAGATCTTCCGAAAGACTGGAAGTTCGAGTACAACAACAAAGAGTACGTTAAATTAATTGTTCAGAAAAAAAGAGAGGTAGACCAGTACGGAAAAACACATTACGTGGCTATCGACACATTTAAGCCTGAAGCAAAAACTGAAGAGAAAAAAACTGAAGAGGATAACCCCTTCTAAACAACTACACATCACTAAGACAAAGGGGGCTTTTGCCCCTTTTCTTGGCGATAAACTGTGACAAATGTCACTTTTAAAGGGTTTTACTGAACTCTATAGTAAAAATTATTAATCAACTATTATTATCTATACTTTTTATATTATTATTAGCATTACTAACATTAAAGAATATAAGTAGTTAGAATACAAGAATTTAGATAATTAAAAAACGACATAAAATCGACATAAAATGGACATTACGTTATTTAAAGACATTAAACAGACATCACGACCTTTTTACAGAAACATAAATTTAGTACTTACGAGGATACAAGAGGGGGCTTCAAAAGACATAGTAAAAAAGATACGTGCAGAAAAAGACAAAGAGAACAGAAACATACTAAAACAAAAGCTACCAGCAATATGCTTTAGTGGGGAGTTCTCAAAGAGAGCAGATAACGCTTTGAAAAAACACAGTGGATTTATTTGTTTAGATTTTGATGGTTACAAGTCTAATAGAGATTTATTACAAGAAAAAGAAAGGCTATCTAAAGACAAGTACATTTATTGTGTATTTATATCTCCAAGTGGAAATGGATTAAAAGCATTAGTAAAAATACCACCAATAGCAGATAATCACAAAAGCTACTTTCTAAGCCTTCAAAATTATTACGACAGCGAATACTTTGATAAGACATGTAAAAACATCTCACGAGTGTGCTATGAGTCTTATGATCCCCTAATTCACATAAATGCTCAGTCAAGTTTGTGGGATAAAATTGAAGAGCAAGAATACATAGAAGTTAATAAGCACTCAGACATTCCTACAATACCAGTTACAGATGAAAATAAGATAGTAGATATTCTCGTGAAGTGGTGGAATAAAAAGTTCCCAATGAATGAAGGAGAGAGAAATAACAATGCTTATGTTTTAGCTGCGGCTTTTAATGACTTTGGTGTGTATCAATCTTTAGCAGAATCTGTTTTAATGAACTACAGAACAAAAACATTTACACAGTCCGAGATAAAAAGAACTATTGAAAGCGCTTACGCACAGAAGCATAACTTTGGAACTAAGTACTACGAAGACGAGGACAAGGTAAACAACGTCAGAATGAAGCTAAAGCGTGGTGTGTCAAAAAAAGATATCAGAGTTGAGCTTGAGAACTCTGATGTAGAGCCTACGACAATAGAGAATGTAATATCAAGACTTGATCAAGAAAATGCTAATAACCAGTTTTGGACCAAGAACGACAAAGGAGTTATAAAAATAGTACACATACTGTTTAAACAATTTTTAGAAGAGAGTGGATTTTTTAAGTTTAATCCTGAAGGCAGTAAGAATTATGTGTTTGTAAAAGTAACAAACAACCTTATTGACCATACATCAGAAAAAGAAATTAAAGACTTTATTTTAAATTATTTACTGGAGGTAGATGACTTGTCAGTGTATAATTATTTCGCAGAGCATACTCGCTATTTTAGAGAAGAGTTTTTAACTTTACTATCTTCTATAGATGTTTATTTTATTGAGGACAACAAAGACACTGCATATCTTTACTACAAGAATGGAGCTGTTAAAGTAAAACATGATTCAGTTGTAAAAATTGATTATTTAGATTTAGGTGGATACGTTTGGAAAGACCATGTAATTGACCGAAACTTTCGGTTATGTGATGGAGATGGATGTGACTACCAGCAGTTTATAACTAACATATGTGGTCAGGATGATAGTAGAATAAAATCTATGAAGTCTACAATAGGATATCTATTACACCAATGGAAAAATCTTTCCTATTGTCCAGCAGTAATTTTAAATGATGAGGTTATCTCTGACAATCCTGAAGGTGGAACAGGAAAGGGCTTATTTATGAACGCTTTAAGTCATATGAAGAAGTTAGTATTTATAGATGGTAAGTCATTTAATTTTGAGAAAAGTTTTGCTTATCAAACTGTAAGTGTAGATACTCAGATTTTATGTTTTGATGATGTTAAAAAACATTTTGATTTTGAGAGACTATTTAGTGTTATAACAGAGGGGTTGGTATTGGAGAAAAAAAATAAGGATGCTATTAAGATTCCATTTAGCAAATCTCCAAAAATTGCTATAACTACAAATTACGCAATCAAAGGACAAGGTTCGTCATTTGCAAGAAGAAAATGGGAATTGGAATTAGCACAGCATTACACTAAAGACTTAACCCCTTTGAAGGAGTTTGGCAAACTTATGTTTGGCGAGTGGGATGATGATGAGTGGTGTGAGTTTGACAACTACATGATTGGTTGCCTACAAGAATACATGATGCATGGATTAATTAAGTCTAAGTTTGTAAACCTAAAAATACGACAGCTATCCGCTGGAACATGTCATGAGTTTTTGGAGTGGTGTGGATTAATTGGAAGTAACAATGTTAATGATAAATTAGTTAAAGGTCGAAAGGTTTATAAGAACGATTTGTATTTAGACTTTGTTGAAGATAATCCTGATTTTGCACCTAAATCAAAAATGACTGTTTCAAGAACTAAGTTTAACAAGTGGCTTGAAGCATACTCTTTGTTTAAATATGAGTGTAAACCTGAAGCTGATAGAGACCAGCATGGTAGATGGTTGCGATTCAGAACAAAGCATGAATTAGAAACTAACGGTAACTTTGATTTTTAATATGGAATTTAGAACCTATCAATTAGAAATGATAAACAAGGCATTACCTTTATTGGAGGTACACAAATTTGTGTATCTTGCAATGGAGGTGCGTACTGGTAAAACTCTCACGAGCTTGGGTGTAAGTGAGCTTTTGCCAGTATCAAACCTTTTATTTATCACTAAAAAGAAAGCAATAAGCAGTATAGAAGACGATTACAAACTATTAAATCCTTCTTACAAAATTACTGTAATAAACTACGAGTCATTACACAAGATAGATCAAAAGGGATGGGATATGATTGTCTTGGATGAAGCTCATTGTATGGGAGCATTTCCAAAACCAAGTAAGAGAGCCAAGCAAGTAAAAAGTCTTATAGCTAAAAACAAATGCTATGTAATACTATTATCAGGAACACCAACACCTGAGTCTTACAGTCAAATGTATCATCAAGTCTACGCAATACCTAAAAATCCTTTTAACGGATACAAAAGTTTTTACAGATTCTGTGAGGACTACGTTAAAATAAAAATAAGACCTATTGGTGGATTCAGTATCAGAGATTATAGTGATGGTTCAGAAGAAATTATACGAAAAATGCAACCATATACACTATCCTATACTCAAAAAGAAGCTGGTTTTAAGGTAGAGACCAAAGAACATGTGTTAGAGGTTGAAATGAATCCTATCACATACCAATTAGCTAACAAATTAAAAAAAGATTTAGTTGTAGAGGGTACTGATGACGTTATATTGGCTGATACAGCAGTAAAACTAATGATGAAGCTACATCAAATGTATTCTGGAACGGTAAAATTTGAGTCTGGTAACTCTATGATATTGGATTTAAGCAAAGCTGAGTTTATTAACGACAACTTTGGAGATGTAAAGGTTGGAATTTTTTATAAATTTAAGCAAGAGCTTAACGCATTAAAAAAAGTTTATGGAGATCAATTGTGTACAGAGTTGGAGGAATTCAATACCACAAAAAAAAGCATCGCTCTACAGATAGTAAGTGGTCGTGAAGGGATCAGTTTAAAAAACGCTGAAGCTTTGGTGTATTACAATATAGATTTTTCAGCTACAAGCTATTGGCAGTCAAGAGATAGAATGACAACTAAAGAAAGATTAGAGAGTGATGTATATTGGATATTTGCTAAAGGTGGTATTGAAAAAGATATATACAAAGCTGTTACCAAAAAGAAAGATTATACATTGAGACATTTTAAAAGAGATAACAAATGAGGTTTGTGAAATTTTTTTTAATTTGGTACAGTCAACAAATGGCTATACCTTTTTGGATAATAGGACACGTACACTTACACTTTACCTCTTGGCATAATCTATACGAATACTCTTTATCTATTTTTTTGCACGTTATTGTAGGTGTGGGTTTTTGGATTGATTGGAAAAAAAACGGAAAAAAATGACAGAAGAAACAAAAGAAACATTAGGAGAGACTCTTAAAACAATTTGGGTTTTTGGTAAGCCACAGTCAATGTGGATTCCAATGATGAATCCAGCATATTTAACAGAAAACAACTTATGGGATGACAGAGCAACAGATACAAAACAAAAGGATTAAAGAGTTAGAGTCTGAAGGATACTATGTGATAAAATTAATTAAAACAAACAAAAATGGTATTCCAGATTTAATTGCGCTACCAAAAGGTTGTGATGTTTTATTTTCAGAAGTTAAAACACCAAAGGGGGTAGTTTCAGAACTACAAAAATATAGACTAAAAGAATTAGAAAATCATGGCTTTAAAACCGAAGTGTATAAAGGATAAAAAAATGGGTATATCACCAAGACAAAAAACGATTAAAACAATTATATTAAATGTAAATGAGGAATTAAATATTGATTTAATGGCTAATAATACATCACGAGTACAAGTGTATGTTTTTGCAAGATCTATTGTATACGAATTATTACGGAAACATTTACGAATGACTCTTATTGATATTTCAAAAGTTTTTAACAACAATCATGCTACTGTAATACATGGCCTAAAGCAGCTTCCATATACTATAAAATATGATTCTGAGGCAAAACATTCATACAATAATATTGTTTTTAAGTGGCTTGGAAATGTTGAAAACTTTGTGCCAGTAAATGATTCAGAGGTAAAAAAAAGAATTACGCAATTAATAAATGAAAATAAAAACTTAACTTTGGAAGTAGAGGCTTTAAATAAGAGTTTAAAACACTACACTGGTAAGTACGAAAAATTTTATAAATTAGTCGCAGATGCTGATCATAGATTAGGTGATAAGTTTTCAGTTTTTGAACGAAAAGTAAATACATTTCTTAATGGATTATAATATAAAAAAACAATGACAAAACCTGTTTCTGCTGATGATGTTCAAGCTATTAATCATATAAATTATGTAACTAATAATTTACATTCATTGACAGATAATCTTTATGAAGATTTAATGGATAGAGATCATGAGTCTGTTAAGAAAAAAGCTAAAAATATTGTAAATACCATGAATGAATTAATTAAATCTTTATCTGATGAAATCTAACGACTCTCAAAAAGAAATAATAAAAGAAATACTAAGACTTAAAAAATTACTTCAATCAGCTAAAGTACTATTAAGAATACAAAAACTTCAACAACTACTATGAATAAAGGAATCGCTACAGAACTACAAGCTTTTTGCAATACAATTGCTGAAAGATACTCTAATATAGCAAGAGTTGGAAACGTAAACAACGAAACATTTACAGTTGAAGAAATTATACCAACTTCAGACCATACAGCTTGCGTAAACTTCGTAAAAACTGGCGGCAAAGTTGCTGTTGCTTTTTTCTATTACATTAATAAAGGAAGGTCAAAAGGTTGGAAATACTTTTTCCCAACCGACTCTCATGTTAATGGATTTCAAGCTTTCTTGTATTATAAATTAGAAGCAGAACGTAAAAACTACTCTAAAAACTTTTAGTTTTAATCATATATTTCATCAAGTAATTTTTTCCTAATTTCTGCTTTTATTTCTTTTTGAATATCTCTTGGTTTAGGCATTCTTTCTTTAAGCTCTTGTTGTCTCTTATACATCTCTGGATTATATTTTTTCATTTCGGCTTGTGTCAAATCAAACAATCCTCTTTCTGTTTTTCCACCCTTGTCTCCTTGAGCATATTTAGAAAAATTAAATAACTTTAATATAAACGATCCCAAATCTTTTGATTCACCAATTGTGCTAAAATTACTCATCATTTTACGAAGCTGTCCTGCTGGTATACCTGTTAAAGCAATTGCCTCAGACATAAACTTATTCACCTTTTCTTGTCTTTTAACAGGATCTTTAATCTTACCGATATCAGTATATAATTTAGCTAATAAAGCTGTTTGCCCTAAGACTGGTATTGTAGATGGAGTTCCTACCCATGGTTTTCCAGCTGATGCTTCAATTATTGACTCTGCAACTTTACCAAGAATAAATAAAGCATTTAAGTTACCTAAAATACCTGCTCTTACCAGGTCTGCTTTGTCCTCATCATCAGCCCCTCTTAAAAGACCAGGGAGACCTTGAGACACCCACTGAAATAAAACTGGCATAACCACATGGTACACTGCTAAACTTCTTCCAGCCTTTGTTAAACTTCTTACGTAATCTAATTCTCCATTATCTTTTAAAACTCCCTTACCTTCTTTACCACGACTCTTAATAATTCTATACATGTTTCTAAATGCAATAATTTCTCTACGGAAATATTGTTTTGGAGTAGTTAAGAACATATTAAAGGCTCTTACAATTGCTCCTTTAGTTTGAAAATAATCTTTGTCTTGCAAATCATATGATTGCTGAGTTCTTAAAGTGTCAGCTTCAAATTTTATAATTGCATGATCAATTGCTTCTTGTTCTGTAGCGTTAGGATTTGCTTTTTTAAATTTATTTTTATAATATAAATAATTAGGCACACCACCAACTAAAATAGCTCCCTTATCACCAGCCATTGTAGTCCACATTAGTATTTTACTAATTTGATCTTGCTTTTCGTTGGTTAAACCAAATCGTTGAAGTAAGCCACCATTCATTCTTTCAAACTTATCGTCACTATAGTTTTCTACAGTTCTGGTAATACTTTGACCGTACCTATCTTGAAGAACCACAGAGTTATCTAAAACTTCTTTTACTAATGTACGTGCTTTAACCGTACTCATAGCAGCATTTTTTACCCAATTAATATACCCTATATCATTACCATATGTAACAAATGAAGTCATCTGCTTTAAAATAAGTGTTGGATTTAAACCTAAACGAGATAATAAAAATGTATTATTAAATGCATTTATTATTGCTGTTTCGTTTTGATTTTGTATTCCTTTATTAGCAATTTTTGTAATAGAATCATTAATATACTTCCATATTTCTGGACCAAACTTATCCTTAATCGTTTCTTTAATTAATGGAGATTGAAATATTTTATTAATATTTCTAATTGGAACTGCATATGCAGCAAAATACTCCATGTCTTTAGTGTAGTTTAACAATGCATCTACACCATCTGTTTTATTTATTGGATTGGTGTTTGCCTGTCTTGCCTTAGAACTCGCAGAACCTACATTTGTTATCCATGACTGACTATCTGCTAATAAATCTAATCCTTCAGCATCATTTTCGTTTTGTCTATAAACCCTACCAGCATAAAATTGATTCCATGGCATATCAGTTCTGTAAATCTCTTTATAAGTATTATTATAATGCTCATATGCTTCTGGATAATATTCTCCTACCATCCATTCGGACAATTGAATTAATTTATTATCTAATTTATCAGCAATTTCTTGCCTTATACGACTTTCAAATTCATTCTTAAAAGTCTCATTTCCTAATCGTGTAGCATCAAAAGTATTTATCATACTTTGCTTTAGCGAAGGATCTTGCATTTGAGAATAATAATACATCAATTGATTCTGACTAATATCGATTGTATTCTCTTGTATTTTCTTTTGTATCTCTTTTACTTTAGCAGCTACTTCTGATTTATTTTTTTTAGTAATAACTTTTTGAACCTCATTTAATTGGTCTCGTAACATTTCATCTTTTACTACACTACGAACAATAGTTTCTGTTGAGGATGAATTTTTTCTATTTACTGCTGTCCATCTTTTACCAAACAACTCAGTCATTTTTTCAGAAAAAATTAATTGCTGGTTAAGCATTCTTCCTTTAAACATCCTGGAAGCTTTACGTATTTCCTTTTGAGTTATGTCTTGAGTAGCTCCTTCAAATATTTCACCTGGCTGTGTTGAAATTCTATCAATTAATCCAGTCATATCTTCTGCTGTACCAAAAACACCTTGTTCAATAGCTGCTGCTAAACTTTTAAGTGAACCTCTAAATCTTGCTATAACATTTTTAGCTTTTAAACCTCCCCTTTCTTTAGCGTCAAGAGAAAGATCTTTTTTTATTGCTTGAAACTCTTTAGTAATCATGTGTTCCGTTATTTCATTTTCAGGAATTCCTTGATCAATAAGAGATTGTTTAGCATCAATATCGATACCTGTCATATCCTTATATACAGCTCTTTCGTTTTCTCTGTATTTAATTGCATCTTGTAATAACTGGTATTCAAGATTTGCTTTACCAGTTGCTTCAATTTGATTAAGACTACTTATCACAGAGCTTAATTGAGTTGTTTTATTAGGATCGTTCATTTCTTGAGTAAATGAAGTATTTATTTGCATAGCTAAAGTAATCTCAGCCATTGCCTCTAAATCATTCTCAGAAAATTCTGTTTTGTTAACTATAATAACATCACCACCCTTTTCACCTTCAACCTCTTCTTTTTTAATTTTGTTGTATTGATCTAATAATGCAACATTTGCTTCTATTATTTGATCACTTGTAGCATCTGGACTAACTATTAATTTATTTATACGGTTTAACTTTTTACGAATTTTATTATCTATTTTAACACCCTTCAATCTTCCGCTTTGAATTACAGTGTATTCTTTATTAAGAATTTTAAACAATGAGGTTTCTAAAGATTCGTTAGTTTTTTTTGTTACTTTTTTAAAAACCTCATCTTTTACTGATTCAAAATTAGTTGCAGTTACTCTATTTACTTCATCAATTAAATCAGTAATTTCTTTTTTACTATACAAGTCTCTTGGTAGAACCATACGAATATAGTTTCGCAATGCTCTTTGAACTCCTTTTAAATTTTTATCATCGAATTTAATATTTTTAATTCTTTTATTTATAGCTGCAATACGCTGTGGATTTGCTTTTAAAGGATCTGGAAGAAGTATTTGTAACATATCACGTTCCATTGCAAGCTGCTGAGATGTTTGTCTTTTACCTTTAACACCTGCACTTTTATAAATAGCTTGATCCATAAAGAAATCTAAAACTTTTAAATTAAGTTGCTCTTCGGATAAAGGAACTTCTTTAGTTTTTATATTTTTCTTTATTCTTTTTTTTATTAAATTGTTTTTTTCAACTAATTTTTTATAGTAGTTGTCAACCTTTTTCATTAATTTAAGACCAGCTAAAAAACCACCTTTTAAATCATTAAAACTTTTAGGGTACTCTCTAAACATGTAAGAATCAAATGCCTCATCTTGTACAACTTTAAATGCGCTACTTATTTCTTTAGCTGTAAAGGCTGGTTTAGTTTTACCATCAACCTTTCTTTTTCTTCGTTTCAAATAATCTAATATTGCAGCATCTGGAAATCCACCTTCTTGTCTACCAGCATAAATGATTCTTAATATATCATCTTCATTATCCATTACTTGCTGACGACCTCTTCGAGTAGGGTTTTTAACTCTTCCTTTAGGGCCATTCACAAAAACACCTCCACCGCCTCCATAAGCGCCTTTTTTAGCTCTTTTAGCTGTGTATCCTGGACCAATTCTATTAAACTGACGTTGTATGTCAGAGACCATAGCTTGAGCGCTGTAATAGCCGCTTGCTGGCATTCCAGTTTGATCTTTTATTTGTTGCTCAGTAGACTGCTCTCTACCCTGTCTTGAGGGTGATTTAAAATCTTTAAAGTCTTTTATGTCTTTATTAGAACCAAGTATATGAATTTGATTGCTTTCAAATACCACATAATCATTACCCACATACTTATCTCTGTCTGTTTTTAACTCTTTAGGGGTTGTGTTAACGTCATAAACATCTTCTAAAATAGCTGAATCGTTATTGTTTTTAACAGCTTCAGATACAGAGTCTACAAAAAATCTACCCCCATATTTGTTATCTCGGATGTTAGCTTTAAATGGATTTTTGATATCCAATAGTACTGTGTATAGTTGCTTGTTTTCAATTTGCCTAACTTTTACAGCGTAGTTTTTAGCTAACTGTTCATCAGAAACCATAGAAATTTCTAAAGAAGGTTTTCTCGCTGTTCTTGAAAAGTTTTCAAACTTTTTAGATGCTTCTTGAGCTTTTTTAAGTTGTTTTTTATATAATTCAGAACTTGTAATAAATTTGTCGTTTAGTAGTTTTTTTATATAATCTAATATTTGAGTTAATAATCTTTTACTTTTTACATACAAATCAGCAGATTCTGAATACTCATTTTTTGTGCTTTCTCTTAATTTCTTGTATGTTTCATTAAACTCATCAACCTTTACTTTTAATTCTCCAATTGCTTCCAAATAATATCTCTCAATATAAGTAAGAGATACGTCTTTATTGTTAGAAAAAAAGAATCCAAGTTTAGCACTATCTGCTTTTGTTGTTTCTCCTAATTTTTCTTTACTAAATTGTTGTATATTTTCGTTACCACCATGATAAACAAAATCTTTTACTTGACTATTAGGGAATATGGTTTTTAAGTATTCATTATATTGTTGTAAAGTACCAATGCTATTTAGTTTAGGATTAGACTTGTATACGTCTTTTACTGCTTGCTGCTCTCTACCTTCTCTTATTTCTGATTTTACAGTAGCTACTTTAGGGCCTGATCCTGCACTACTTGATACGTTTGAACTTTTAAACCTACCTTTTTGAAAATCTTCAAATGTACCAGAGAATGGAGCTTTACCTGATGCTAT